CAAAATTTTTTTGAAATCAAGGGGTTGTCAGCCTAGGCAAATGAGTACATAATTGCGCCCATCGAATGCATCGAGGCGTAAAAAACTTCAATGTTTTCAAGGAGATAGCTCGCTCTTGGCGGCTGTATCCGGATAAGTTCTTATCCGTCTGATGAGGTTTGATTGCATCGGGCGTATTGAGGCCGAATAGCAAAATGGTTATGCAGTGGATTGCAAATCCACCTACGCCGGTTCGATTCCGACTTCGGCCTCCACTATCAAAAACCCCGTAGCTCAATGAGTTACGGGGTTTTTTTGTGTCCTTGGAAACACGATGTGTTCCGCATCTTTTCGTTAGTGTTCCGCAATTCTGAATTTGTTTGACGTGCCTCATGATTCCTTCATGGCATTCAGCTAGCATTGCAATGCCCGCGGTTCCTCTACGATTTCGTCAAGTCAGGCGGCGCCGGTAAAACCTATAAAGCGATCAAGGATCGATGGAGATGAGGTCGCTTTGGCAGCTGCTAAGTCAGAGCGGGACCGGCTGAGGTCGTTGCCGGAGCAGATAACTGAAGCGATGTCGCTTCAAGAGCTTTCGGCTTTCAAAACGGGCTGATTGCGGCGTTGACCATAAACTAATTAGTTATTTTTTTGCCTAGTTGTATCATTGGCTTTTCAATAAATTGATACGAAGCGTTGGCTGCAGCGATGGTTATAAACGAAATTATAACGATGGTCGCTGCTGCTCCCGTTTGCCAGTTCAGTTTCATAAACGCCATAGTCACAGCAGAATTTACTATGGGGTGCAGGAGGTAAACGCCATAAGTGATGATGCCCAGTCGTTCAAGAGGAACGGATAGCATTGTAGGTAAAATCGGCTTCAGCTTGAAAAAACCGAATACCATCAATATTGACGCTGAAGAAAAGAGCAATCGGTTGATGCCTGTGACGATAGAAGAATTGTCGCTGCCGCTAGGGGCTACGGTGAAAATGGCAATGGACAAAACTATGCAGGCGGTAGGCAGTATGAGTTGTGGTTTAAGCTGTCTTCCGTTGTAATAAATCGCGACCCCGATAACGTAAAAGAATAGGTTGTTAAGAGGGTGGATGTACATTGTCCATTGAGGTTCCAGTGGTAGTGCTGGGGTGATAAGTGAGAGTGCGTAAAAAGCTCCCGCTACAATCGATGCTAAAACCAAAGCGTTACCTGCTGCCACGCTTCGGCGGAAAAGCAAAAGAAACAACGGCGTTAACGCGTAGTAAACCATTTCATTTCCGATGGACCATGCGCCTGTATTTAGATAGGCCGATGGATCTATGAAGCCAAAGGCGGTCGTCAGGTTTAGCAGTATTTTATATGGGGAAATTTCTTCATGTTTCAAGAGCAGACTCTTTGCAGTTACTGCTAGAACTGCCAACCAAAGAAGGGGCCATATCCGGAAAACCCGTCTGACGTAAAATTGTATAGAGGACCGGATGGTTAGTTCGTACCGTTCATAAGCAATTGCCATGCTCAAGCCTGAAAGCACAAAAAACATTGATACGGCATAAATTCCCATGCGACCAATCATGCTAGATGCGCTGGTTGTTTCGCCGTGCCAGAACATTAAGTGATAAACCATGATGGATAAAGCTAATAGTCCTCGCTGCCAATCCAGAGATTCGACTCTGTAGGAATACGCAACTCTAGTTCCATAAGGTGCGATAGCCAGGGTCATTGCTTTAATTCCGCCGGGATTATATAGGACCCAGCATTGTATAGATTTGTAAAATTTTTTCTACAAACAGCGCTGATTCATTTTTTTGCCCCGCTCGAAGCGAGCACTTTCATGGAGTGAGCTATGCCCATCACAGCGCAGCAGTTACTGCAAATATTCCCAAGCGCCGGAGCCAAAGCCGGCGTTTTTGCCCCTGCCCTCAACACAGCCATGGGGCGGTACCAAATTGTTGGCCGCCAACGTGTGGCCGCCTTCATCGCTCAGGTTGGCCATGAGTCTGGTCAGTTGCTGTGGGTTCGTGAGATATGGGGCCCGACCGCGCAACAGGCCAGGTACGAAGGGCGTTCCGATCTTGGCAATACGGAGAAGGGCGATGGGTCGAAGTACCGGGGGAGAGGCCTGATCCAGGTCACCGGCCGAGCCAATTACGCGGAGTGCGGTGAAGCGCTGGCCCTGGACCTGATTAATCAACCTGAGCTGCTAGAGCAGCCCGAGCATGCGGCAATGTCTGCTGCATGGTTCTGGTCAACTCGCGGGCTGAACACCCTGGCGGATGCCGGCGAGTTCGAAAGAATCACCCGCCGAATTAATGGTGGGCTCAACGGGCTGGCCGATCGACTGGCTCTTTGGAAAAAGGCCCAGGCGGTGCTGACATGAGTCCGGCCTCGCTGAAGCTGATGATTGCGGCCGTGGCCGTGGCGTTGATCCTGGCGATCAGCGCGACGTGGAAAGTGCAGGACTGGCGGTATAGCGGCCGACTGGCCGAACAGACCAACGCGCATCTATCCGACCTTGCCAAGATCGGCAGCGTCGCCGCGGACCAGGTTCAAGCAGAGCAGGGCAAGCGCCTGGCCCTGGAGCAACGGCTGAACACCAAAGACCAAACCCACCAAAAGGAACTGAGCGATGCTCAAACGAACCAGGCTCGCCTGCGCGATCGCCTTGCCACTGCTGATGTCCGGCTGTCAGTCCTCCTCGGCCAGGATCCAGCCAGTTGCAACGCAGTGCCTGCCACCGCCGGCGCCGGAGGCGTGGTTCACGGAAGAACAAGAGCCCAACTTGACCCAGCGCATGCTCAAAGAATTATCGCCATCACCGACGCCGGCGATCGGGGGTTGATAGCGCTGCGCGCGTGCCAGGCCTACGCTAAAGAAGTGAGTCGGCAATAGGCCGGATCAGCTCCGGGCCCTGGTTGCGAACATTGCCAATGGCGCGGTCCACCTTGAACCACTCGAAGGCCTCGGCCGGCTCGCCCTGGTGCAGCGCGATCTGCTCGGCTCGTTCCTTCGGTGTGGCCGGGTCCAGCCATTCACGGGCAAGCTCTGGCGTAAGCACCACGGGCCGCCGGTCGTGGATGTCGACCATACCGCCTGCACTGTCGACGGTGATGATGACGAAACCGTCGTGCTCGCCCGGTTCCCGGTCGCCGGTAGGGAACTGGCCGATCGAGGCGCAGAGGACTGGCGCTTGGTCCCGTCGGCGGATCAGGTAGGGCTGCTTCTTGGGGCCACCCTCATCGACCCACTCAAACCAGTTGTTGATCGGCGTGATAGCGCGGTTCGGCCAGATCGGCCGGTAGAACGGGCCGTGGGCCACTTTCTCTACACGGGCGTTGATAGGTGCAGCTCTATCCTTGGCCCAGTGCGGCCGCCAGCCCCAGCGCACCAGGTCGGCGTACAGCATGTTGTCCTCCTGATAGAGCAGAGCGAGCTGTTGCGACGGCGCGCCGTTGTACCTGCCCAAGGGCTGATCGCCGATGGTGGTGACCAGGGCGTCGGGCATGAGGCTCAGTACAGCCACGAAGTCGTGGATGCCGGTATATTGCGAGAGTCGTCCGCACATATAAACCCCTCAGGTGATCAGATTCACTCATTGCCCGAGTATCACGTCAGGAAGGCTGTCGCCCTCATACACCTTCAGCCGATGATATAGCTCGGCAATCAAGGCGCTCTGGGCTGCTATCTTCGACCTCGCTGCGTTCGTTAAGGTCGTGTGCTCCAGATAATGGTCGCTCAGAGTCTTCTCCACCGCCCTCAGCTTAGCTCGAAGCTTTGCGCATTCCTTGGTTTCAGCGGCGTGCATTTCGATCAAGCCGAAGATGTCTTGCCGCGCTTTGCGCAACTGGGTCGTCAGCTCTTGAACCTCCTTCTCAAGCATGAGGCAGGAGTGCTTGTACATTTCCAGAGGGGTAGGGGTGCCCAGCCAGTCGCTGGTGTCTTCGATTTCATGCGGGTCCATGACCATGCCTTGCTTATACTGTTCATATATACAGTAATCGAGGCGGCGCGATTGACGCGAGCACTGGGCGACGAGCTGTCTGTAATGTGCTTCTGGATCCAAAAAGTGTTCCGCAACTGAAAATGCGAGCCACGCGGAACGGGGCCTGTAGCCCGTTAAAAATCAGTAGCTTGCGGAACGCTTCAAGTGCTAACCTATTGAAATACAGAGAAAAGTGGATGGATTGCAAATCCACCTACGCCGGTTCGATTCCGACTTCGGCCTCCACTTTTAAAAAGCTCTGTAGATCCATGATCTACAGAGCTTTTTTATTTGCGGAGCAATGAAAGGTTTTGTCTTGAAAAG